GTTACTGTGAGATCACCTGTAACTGTTAGATTACGACCTATTGTTGCATCATTATCACCGTCTTCAAATACAGCTTTACTTGCTGGCAATGTGCAAAATACATCTTTAGTACCTGAAGAAAAATCTACAGCACTATCACTGTTAGAACTAGAGATAGGTGTTGTACGAGTAAGATCAGAACTATCACCATCTAATGTACCAAGACCAACTTCAAATTCATTTGCTGCTCTGTGGACAATAGCATAGTAAACAGTATTACTATTACCAATACCTGCTGCGAAAGTTTCAAAACCAGATACAGCTCCACCAAGCGCAACAGCGCCGGTGCCAGTTGTAACTGTGGTTTCTCTAACTCTATCGTTAAGAACTAGTGCCATATTTTATTCCTTAAGCAATTCTAATTATAGCTGCAGTAGCACTTGCTGCTGGGAACTGGACTACAAAGTCTCCGTTCGTTGCAGTTTTTGTGCCGCCAAAGTCTAAAACCAAGCAAGCTTTATCACTATTAGTATCGTTATAAATCAAAGCACCAGTTGCAGATAGTGTTACTGATGAAAAAGTTTCATCTGCAAAATCTACGTAAGCTGTCGTACCACTTGTTGCAACGGCTTGACTATCCAAAGCTTGCCCTGCAGTAGTATAACTTGTACCTGTAGCAGAAACTTCGTTAGTAGTAGTGTAAGCAGTTGTTGATGCACTAAAGCCAGTAATATCTGTATAAAGTGCAATTTTAAAACTGTTACCGCCTGATGCAAAATTGTGTGTACCAGACAAAAGTTCTGACTTAAACGATGTAGGTATAATATTTGCCATATTTAATCTCCTTATAATTACGGTGTTGGTGTTTGTATTGGGATGCGCAAAGCACCATCTCTGTACTCGTCCCTGCGTCTTCGGCCTTGTTGTTCAGCCGCAAACGTTTGAACAGCCTCTTGATAAGCTGTCTCGTACATTTGTAACATATTTTCTGGACCTTTCAAGTATTTAAAGGCTTCGGACAAACATGCATACAAAAGTAAATCTTGTGCATACGTAGAAATCTCAGTAGTTGTAGAATCAGCAGTAGTTATGGTTTGTGGGTGTTTTATATAAGCCATTGTTAATGAGTAAGCTGCTCCAGGTGTCGGTGCAACCACCCACGTATCAGCATCCCAATGAGCATAATATTTAGGTATTGCATAATCATCTGAGTTATCAGGATCAGCTGCATACGTTGCTATAAAGGATTGGTCTACTTGTTTTAGATAAACTTGATCAGATGTAGTAGAATCAGTAATTTGAATAGACCTAATAATCCGCGTTCCACTAGGCACGGTGATATATCTATTACCAATGGTTGTTTCTGAAGTTGCATAGAATTTAGTATCATCAGAATCTACTGTTCTAAAAATTCTGTTCTCTGCATTTTTTATAATATCATTAACTACTGAATCAGTTAATACCGTGTCACTAACTTCTGTATAGTTTCTAATTGCTGTTCTTAATTGTGCTAAAGTAAATGCCATATTAATTAGTTACTGAAACAGGGCCCGCTGAAGCTCTGCCTCCTCCTCCTTTTGTATTACCAGTTGTTGCAGTATCTGAAGATACACTAAAAGTGTATGTATCGTCATCAACTTTTGTTATAGAATACCCAGATGAATTTTCTAAATTAGCTTTTGTTATACCATCAAAACTATCTACATCTCTAAATCTAACTGTATCACTAGACGATCTACCATGACTTCTTTCAATAACTGTAATTGTGCTTGAACTTGACGAACCTGTTTTAAAAGCATTACGTCCTAGTAAATTAGGAACTGCTGTTTCATCTCTATCTGTTCTAACTTGTTGCAACGCAATTCCGTCAGCCGGATGTGGACCAGGTTGAACTTGTGGTGCTTTTGATTCAAACTCTGACGTGTGCACAAAAGATCCATTCCATTCAAACACCATTTCATTATATGGAAAAGCCATTCCACTTCTGTCTGATATTGCTTTAGCATATTTTCCTGTTGCAAATTTTGGCATCTACGTCCCCGGATAATAAGTTTGTGGTGTTATGTATGTGCTAGATGAAGAACCATCCTCAACTAATGCACGATTAAATTCATCTTCATATAATAATTTCATTGGTTGTACTAATTCTGGTCTGTATTTTTGTGATAAGTAAAAAGATAAACCAGAAACCATACAAGGAACAAATCTATACGGCAAATCTACAGTGTTTGTAAATTTACCTGCATCTTGAATTCTTTTAACATAATAAATATGAGCGTCTTTAGATGCTGCTGTAGAGTCAGGTGTTGGGTAAAAAGTAACTGTAGTTTTATCAATAAATCTTTGTACAAAATATTGGTTAGGTGTTCCTTTAGATAATTTATTAGAAATAGCAGAATAAGTTGATCTATTAATTTTAGTCATCGCAGAATCTGTTTGAGAAGTAGATGTTCTACTTGTTCTATAAGTAGTTTCTAAAATATCTTCAACCCCATATACACCAGAAGGTGCAACAGTTACTGAACTAGTTCCGTCGCCACTAGCTCTATAAAAAGTGTATTCTGCTTGTCCTTCAATTAAATCAATATTAGTTTCTGCAACTTCCCAATAATGTAAACCTCTATTAGCCCATTCTTGAAGCATAATATTCAAAGAACGCCTAGCAGAAGTTAAATGATATCCTGTAATATCTCTAAGACCTATTCTTTCGTACGCTTCTTCAAATATCTCATCGATATAGAACGTACTTTCAAAAGTAGTTGTACTAGAAGTTGCCATTAACTACCCCTTATGTATATTTTTTCTTTAGCTCTAAAATAATACTATAGTGATCTAAATTAGTATGACCTGAAGTTGTTAAATCAACATCACCATCAACACCAGATGCTTCTGTGTTTTTAAGTCCCCCAAAAGATCTAAAATCCATATGACCTTGAACATTACCTGCTGCTGCACTACCACCTAAAGCTAGTATATTAACATTAGAAGAAGCTGCCCATTCTAAAGAAACACGCATTCCTCCAATATCATACCAAATTTGTTGTATAGAAACTCTTGTGCAAGTCTCTCCTGCTTGGTTAGTTGTTAAACCTGAAACATCTATTTTTTGAACAGATGATTCGCCTGTTCCATCAGAAAGGTTTGTTAGTTTTATAACAGCTGTTTTGTCGCCGTCTGATAAAGTTTGACTTGTTACCGCGTCTGCCATTTTGTTTTTCCTCCGTTAGAGAGAGGGGGCAAAGCCCCCGCTCCACATAAAGTTATTTATATTAAAGTATTGAGTAATCTAACTCAACCGTAAATCTACCCGCTGTAGCATCAGCATTAACTGCTGTAGTAGCAAATGCGTATAGGTATTTGCTAGCAATAGCTGCGCTTAAGTTTGGCTCAAACACATGAAAAGCTGCTGCGTCAAAGTCAACATCAACTTCAGTTACTGAGTCTGTTGCAGAAATTCTTGGGTTGATAGATGCAACACCTGCTCCAACAATTTCAGTTCCAGAAGAAACTGCAGAGTTAGTAGCTGTTCCGCTTGTTGCACTTAGTGATAAACCACCAACAAGAGTTGGTCCACAAACAGTTGTAACAAGTATAGTTGCTTTATGAATAAAGATTTTAGTACCTGTTACTAAATTAGCAGGTAAGTCTGTATTCAAAGTTCCTAATTCAACAAGAACATCTCCGTCGCCGTAAGCTGTTGTTGCAGCGTCAGTAGCAGCCAAGCTACCAACAAAGGTTTGTATTTTTCTAGATCCTAGTGAAATAAGTTGTCCAGTTGAATTAACTGAGAAACCTGTTTCTGTAAAAGCACCTGTAGATGAGTTTTTGTCTACGACATTAAAACCACCTTCAGATCTTACCGGACCGCTAAAAGTTGTATTAGCCATATTATTTGTCTCCATTCCGCCAACATAGTCCGAGACGTTGTCTACTGCACTAGTCTATGCTGACTATTTATAAATTTGCAGTGTTATGAATATACTCTTTTAAAATGGGAAATGCAAATAAAAAGGGCGGCCGAAGCCGCCCTCTAAATCGTTTAGTTAAAAACGCTTACGCGCCTGGTGAACCAAACAGACCACGCCAGTCAGACCAACCGAAGCTGTATCTTTCTCTGGCTTTGTATCTTACGTTACCAGTTTCGAAATCACCTTCCATAGCAGTTTTTAGAGCTGCTCTTTCAAAGTGTTTCATACCGTTAGGCACGTCAGTTTTAATGAAAAACGCATCTGTGTCAGAAAGGTAGTTATTAACCACATAGCCTTGTGGAATCATACCTTTTGATTTAAGAGCGTTAAGATCATTATCAGCAGTACCAACTCGGTTTGCTGAGTTCATGATTCTTTCAGCTGTAAATTGTAGAGCAGAAGGAATAATTAGTTTCATTCCTTTTGCAGCAATTTTAAAGCCTCTCTCATCTTTAATTGCACCTATGTCAATTAAAGCTTGCTCAAGTGAAGTTTCACTTAAGTCAGCAGACGTTGATAACTCATTTTTTTGGTCCCCTGCTCCAATAGTAGGGTGATCAGTAGCGCAAAGCTCCTTATCATCTCCACCAAGGAAAGAACTGCTAAATGCGTTATTTAAAACGTTAGCTGCTTTAATTTGCTTAGTGTTAGCCATAGAACGTGCTAGTGCTTTTGTATAACGAGTCGCGATTCTATCATACAAGTTATCCTCAACTGCTTCCTCAGTAATTGCGAAAGCGAGAGCGATTGTCTCGTGAGTATAACGTGCGGTGAAAGTTTCGTTTGCGTTATCAAACTCAACTGCAGCACCTTCAGCTTTAACTGAAGCGTTTCCAAAACCAGATAACATTACTTCTTCTTCAAAAGCTCTATCAGAGTTTTCTTTGTCGAAAATTTCTGTATGCTGGTTTTCGTAGTTTTTGTACTCAAGTCCGAACAAAGCATTCAGACCTGGCTCAAGCTCTTTAGCGAGCTGTTGTCTAGATATAGCCATATTATAATCCTCCTGCTATTATAGTTCTTCTTTGAATTGATGCTCATTCCAAATTACTATGTAATTCATGTGCTCAACACCAAGTTCATTGTTTTCAGGATCAGTACTAAAGCCAACGATTTTAAGTTGTCCATCTGTTGCAGCTAAGTCACTCATGTCGAGTTCCATAAGAGATATTCCGCTACCTCCTGTAGTTCCCATGTTCACAAGATCAGCTACTTCATGACGGTCTGTTACATCACTGTTAGTTCCTGAGTCCCCTTGTATTTCAAACTTCATATACGGATCATCGTATACAAAAGCTCTTATGTGTCCAGTCGTTACATTCGTTTGAGTGTAATGATTCTGGAAGCTTGGTTTACCTGTTGTAGGATGGTCGTCAATTAAAACACCATTCAACACGCCAATGCAAGTTTCGTCACCAGCTGCTGCAATATCAACAAAACCAGTATTACTAGCTTGTTGAATAATTGCATCACCTTGGTACATCGCAGAAGCTTCATTATCTGCAATAAAGTACTCATTGGTCATCATGTTTCCGGCTCCGCTTAACGTTCCTACAGGTCTCATACCAAATGCGGCGTCTATATTTGCCATATTGTTGTCCTCCTTAAAGGTTGTTAGCGGTGGTAGAAATTACTAAAAAATTAGTTTTTTTCTGAACCACCAAAAGTTACACGAGTCTGTCGATCTTGATTGATCGGCATACTTGGGTGCTGTTCCTTTAGAGGGTCGTTCTCTACTGATTGTTCACGATCTTGAGTCATTTGTTTAAAATATAACTCGCGTGATTTCGCGACCTCTTCTGGTATCCTAGCCAGCAATAGGCCACCAACCCCGATCACTCCTGCATAACGTCCTTCAGTTACTGATGGATATTCTTCACCCGGATATTCGTCAGCTCTCACTAACTCCCATCCAGATCTTATTTTGCCCGACATGTTTTTGGTGTCTTCTTGACCCATACTTTCGGCGCGTATCCATCTATGTCTGAACCCGTCTGGCGCAGGTGGTGCATCTAGTGATGATGGAGGAGTCCAAACTTTAGGCTTTTCTGTTTTTGCCCTAGTTGTACTCGCGCGGGAAGTTTTCTTTACTACTTTTTTTTCGTTTGTCATGCTTATACCTCCTTCGCGGCTAATTGTTTCGCATACTCTTCAAGTGGCACACCTAATCTTTTAGAAATTGCTACCTGTGAAGGTGTGAGTTTCACAGTTTTTCTGCGTCCTTTTGTGGCCGGACGTCTTGCACTTGCAACATTCTGAACAGGTTGTTCAGATGTAGTTCCCGCATTATTACCGAATTTGTGTGGGAATTCAAGTCTTATTCTCTTATCTACTTCAGAATAATACTCATCTGGACTTGCATTAGGGTCAAAACCCTCTTCTACTAGCTTTTTGTGTATATCAAAAGCCGTATAAGTCATTGCAGTATCACTACCAAACCAACTATTTTTTGATGCCCAAGCATCTGCTCTAGGATCAGGTGGTGGTGTTGGTTGTTTACCTGCTGCAAAATCTTGTCTAGGTGGTTCTTTTGTTTCTGGTAATTTAGATTGAGCTTCGTAAACTTCTTTTAATCTAGATAATCTAGCATGATCATTTGCTAATTCAGCTAATTCTAAATTAGCTTGTGTTTGAGCTTCAACATCACCAGAATTAATTGCACCTTGCAATTTAGCTTTTGCTGCTTCTAAGTTAGTTGTAACTCTTTTTTCAAACTCTTTAGTATAATTAGAATCTAAATTATTAAATCTACTTTTTAATTGTTGAGCTTGTTGATTAACATTTTGTGCATACTGAATAGCTTCTTCTTTTTGACGTTCTGCTTCTCGCATACGTCTAGTAAGTTTTGCTATTCTTTTATTTACGCCTTCACTATATTCATCAAGTTCTTCTTTTTTAGTTTCAACAGGAGCTGGTTCTTCAGCTTCTATTTTTTCAACCTCAATTTTATCTTCTTGTTTTTCTTGTGGCTCCGATTGTGCATCAAGATCAATTTCTTGTTCTTGTTCGTCTGCATCACCGACGTCTATTCTTTGTTCTTCGTCTTGCATAGTTAATTCCTCCTATGAATTATATTGCGTGAATTACATCCTCAGGGTTTTCTATTGTCCCAAGAATTTCATCATCGTTTAACATTCTTATCTCACCACCTTCAATCTCCATGCGTGATCCTGCATATCTTGCAAAAACCACCCAATCTTTTTCCTTGCACCAAGCACCTGTAGGATACTTATCTTCATCTTTGTAACATAAATCACCCATCTTCAATACGTATCCAACTTGCGTTGCAACACGTGCGCGATCTAATGTTTCTTGTGCAATTATAATTCCGCCTTCTGTCTTTTCTTTAACTTGAAAAGGCATTACTAAAATACGCCAACCTGTAGGGTTAGGTAATTTATCTAAATTTGTTTTTTCTGGTGTTTCTTTAGCTTGTTTATCTTCAGCTTTATATTTATCTTCTAATGCGTGTGACGTTGTTTGGGTCATCTTTATCTGGCTCCTTTGGTTCTAGCAGGTTAGAGAGTTCCTGATTTACAATATCGATACCATGTATCTTACCTATTATATATTTATAATCTTCTATGCTGTCAACCCCTCCGTTTGCTAGAGTCTGGACTAGAGCGTCCATTTGACTTTGCATTGATTTTTTTATCTTGTAAATTACGCTTACCGGATCCATAGCTTCTGACATATTTTTTCTTTTTATCTCCTAATTGGTCCCAGAACACGTCAAGCGGATTCGTGGGTTTATCTTCTTCCCCCATTGTTTCCCCCAATGTAAAATTAAGTCAATCAGTTATTTCTTTTTAAACATTTTGACGGCTTGACCTGCGCCCTTGATTCCGAATGATGCAGAAATCGCAATATATAATAGATGCTGATAATACGTTGGGAGTTCTTGCAAAGCAATAAACCCACTTTTAACGTATTCTTGACATCCAGGAATAAATACGAGCACCGCGGGGGCCAGCAACACGACGAGGCTTACTTCGTCCTTCCACGAGCCTTTCATTTGATCTACTGCTGATGCTTCCCAAGATACTTTACCTGCTATTTGTTGTTCTTTTAATGCTGTGGCAGCTTTAATCTCAGTCAGCTTAGCTTCAGACTTAGCTTTCTTAGTTTCAATCACACCTTTAACCATATCACCGGCTACACCGAGTAATGGTTTAATTAATAGTTGTAACATTATTATAAGATGATGATTAAAATGATTGCGATAACGATAGCTCCGCCAATTAATTTTGTTTTGACAGACGTATCATCCCATTTGTCTATTATTTTTTCTCTTAAGTCTTGGATCATGTTGTCCTCCTCTTTTTATTTTTAAGCATTTTAAACTTATGTTTTACTTTTTCAATGTTTTTTTTATTTTGTTTTTTAGCAGTAGTTTTAGGAAATTGTGCTCTTGAAATTGTCATTAAAACAAAGGCCCGCCACCTATTATATAACTAACTGCATAAGGTAAGTCATACATACCTGCTATTTTGTCTGCTGTTTCTTTTTGAGCAGGAGTAAATTCACCATATAAAGATTGATAGTCTATTTGATCTGCTGTGGAAGGTGTTTCTGTTGGACCTGTTAGTTGTTCTGATGTTGTTACAGGTGGAGTGTATAAATCTTGTATTCTATCTTGGTTGCCTCTTGTGTTTACAAAATCTGATTGATCCATTAAGTTACCAGAAATATATTGACCCATTTGTAAGTCAGTTAAATCACCTTGAATATTTTGTAAATCTTGCATCATACCTGGATTAAAAGTAGATACATCTCCTTGATAGTTTAAAGGTTGAAACCCTAAAGCATTAGGATCTTCAAAACCAAATTGACTCATATCAGCTAAATTATATGGTCTATCTGTAGCAAGACCATACATTAAGTCTAAACCTTTAACTGGTAATGCCATACCTGCTATTCCCAGTGGTCCTCCATAAGGTAACGTCATGGCAGATTGTAAATAAGTTCCTGGATCTCTTAGTGCTGATAATATTTCTGCTCCACTTAAATTACTTGTATCATACGCAGACTCTAAAGCACTTGTCATCTCACTTAATTTTGCTAGTGCTGAAACTCTATCTACTTGACCATAATCACCTTCATCAAACTCATCTCCAAATAATCCTTTTAAAAGTTGGTTTTGAAACCTAGGATGCATTCCCTCAATCTTAGTCATTATTTGTTGAGCAGGTGTTTGTGGAGCAAATAACCTTTGAAAAAAATTCTTTTTTTCTTCTGGTTCTGGTTGAATTTGTTCAGGAGCTCCTGATGTAGCAGCTTCTGATATAAGAGATTCGGATACTGTACTTCCTGTATTTCCCGGATCAATATCTGGTACGTATGATGGTGTAACAACAGGAAAATCTATATGCGGGGAAAAAGGTTTATTACCTCCCGGTCTATTAGGGTTTCTAGGATCGTTAGGTCTATTACCTAAGCTACCATATCCTCCTTGTACATCAGCATCTATTGGCATTATTTACCTTCCACAACTGTTGCGTTTAAATCTTTTATACCATCTTTTGCAAGTGATACGGCTGCTCTAAGTTTTTGATGTTTGTCATTTTCTTCCATTTTTTCCTCTGCTATTTCTCTGGCTTGCAACATTTTAGCTCTTTCAAGGCTCATTTGGTCCTCATCTTCCTTCTCTTTTCGTTGTTGTTCTTGAGCTTTTATTTGTACTTCATCAGCCTTTAATTGCAATAATGGGTCATTATCCATCTGATTTAAGACCTTTTTCTCTTCTTCTAAGTACTCAGCCATGGTTTCAGCTATCAAAATAGCCTTTCTAGACTCCATTTTCTCCGTTAATTGCTGAATTTGCTGTTGCATTTGCTGCATTTGTGGACTTTGCTGCATTTGTTGAGCCATTTGAGGATTTTGAGCCCCCATTTGTTGCACTTGAGCTGTCATTTGCTGAATTTGTGCTATTTCGTCTTTAAATTCAAGCTGAACTTGCTCTTGAGCCATTAAACTTATGTGTTCTAGTATGTTTTTTTGCATTGCAGCTAATACTTGAGGGTTTGTACGTGCAATCATAGTGCCCATAAACGATAAATGCGCTTTCATGTGTGCTGTGTGGTCTTGATTAGGAAATGCTTTAATTGCTTTTCCAGATAAAGCGTTCATGTGTTCAACGCTTGGGTCCATAGGTTGTGGTTCTTGTGGTGGTGGTAGCAACATGTCAATATCTTTAACACCCAAAGCTTCATACATGCTTCTGTAAGCTGTATATAAATTGTGCATTCCAGGATTAGACATTGCCATTTGTAATCCTGTTTGTGCAAGTTGTATTCTTTGTGTTTGCGAGAAGATGTTTGGATCTGCAACAGGTATAATATCTACTCGTGCATCAAAATCTGATTGTTTAATTTGTCTTTGTCCACCTACAACATCATATGGATAGTTAGGTGGTAAGTAAGTTGCAAAACAATCTGACAATAACATAAATTCTTTTTTCATTGATGCGTATAATCTTTTATGTATCGCAGACATAACCCGCGAGCCACGCTCCAATAATGCAACTGTTGTTCCAACAGCTGCACTTTGATTACCATCACCAACTTGCATATCTGCAATGCTCGCGAATCGCTGAGCTCCTGAAACAACTTGTCCCATTAATGCAAGTAATGTTTGTGATGGTTCTTTGAACGGCAATATTTTAAATGCGTCGTCCAATCTTCCACCAGGGGCATCAACATCACGAAACTCGCCCGGCTGCAACGGTTGAGCTTCATCACGTACCCTGATGCCTCGCATCTTGAATCCGGCTGGTAAATTAGACAAGGTTCCGGCATCGAGAAGTTGTCTCAACGCGGCTGTGGCAGTTCTTGATAAACCGCCGATCATGTGGATAAGGCCGAATCCATAGAAGCCTAGTCCTGGTAAAAACTTAAAGTGTACAAAATAATCTTTTCTTTGTCGTGTTGGGTCTTGTGGGTTAAAATTTCTTCTAATAGCTAAAACTTGTTGTTTTCCTTCTTCAACAGTTACAATGTATGGAAGTTTAATTCCTGTTGCTTCTCCTGTTTGTTCGTTCATGTCTTGGAACCCATCTAAGTCAAGTTCAACATGACATTCTAATAATGTAAATACTTCGTCTTTATTTGTTGACGATACACCTTCTAACTCATTTTTTTCTGTTTCAATTTCGTCTTCGTTGTATGCAGGTGTTCCTAATTCTACATCTAAATAAAAACCACTTACTTGTAGTTTTCTCATTTCGTTTGCTGGCATTTTAATTACATGAATAATTGTATCAGCATCCTCTAGTGAAGTTGAACTATATGGAACAACTAAATCTTCAGCAGGTACAAACTTAGAAACACAACGACCCATGTTTTGATCGTAATAAACTTTTTTAAATGCAGAACCTGCAAGTGGTAAATTAAATAACATTTGATCAAACTCAGGTTCGTATTCTTTCATCTCACACATTAACTGGTAATTCATAAATTCTTTTACACGTTCTGCTTGATCACTTTTTAATTTATCTGGTTTACCAAGTACACGTGTTCTAACTGGACCGTCTGCAGGTAATAATTCTTTGTAAGCTAAAGATTGAAATTGTGTAACAGCTTCTGCTAATACTGGATGAGTTGCACCTGACGCACCTTGGAAAGGTTCTGTTCTATCTTCATATTTAAAACCTAATAAGTCTAAACCTTTTATGTAAGCTTGTTCCCAATCATCACGTGAAGATTTAAAGTCTTCATAGTTTTGTGTCATTTCAGAACCAATAGGGTCTAACACATTTGGTTCTAAAAAATCAGCTAAGTTTGCATTAATGTCATTACCAGCACCTTGCTCCATGGCCATTGCAGCAGGATCAAAATCTATCTCCATTCCACCATCTTCTGTTGGTGTCATTTCAATTGGACCTTTTTGTGCTTCTTCCGGCAATTGAATTTCTTGTGCTTGCTCTTCTGGACCAGGTAAGTCTACTTTAGTTCTTATT